CAACCATGCCTAATCTTAGATATTTTATTAATACCTTACAACGAATTACAAAATCAACTAAACCTATAAAACGCTAATACGAGGCTATAAACGTATAAAATTTGCGAATTTAAAGATTACCTTAATTGAAATTTAGCCATAAAAACTCTCGAAATTGGGCTTAAAATTAAAGCCAAGAAAATAGCCATATTTTTATATGACTATTTGATTTTTTATTTTGTTTTGCGTACAATGGTAGTGTAGTCCGGAAACGGGCTGGTTACTGTTTATTTATTAAAATAGCAGCGTAGTCCTGTGCGGGCTCAATCGTTACTTTTTAGTTTTGTATCGACGTCCACGCTTGCGACGCGGGCGTTTTTTTATAAAAGAAAGTATTGTTATTATTTTTATTATAATATCTAATAAATCTTTTATGTTATTAAACATCTCATCACCTCTTTTCTACCTGAAACACAGGTGTAAAGAAGAAATGAGCCCGCGAACACGAACTACGCTTTATTTATTATACAAACACATAAAAAAAAAGAAAAAACACGAAAAATGATTGACTTAGTCGAATTTTAAGATATAATATATGGTGTAAGGCTTTAAAACCTTACGAAACATAAATTCTTCAAGAATTTTTTTATTATCTTTCTAGGGTTTTCTAATTACCATACCAAGTATGGTAATTTTTTGGTTGATTTTCATGGAATTATGTAATATAATTAAGATGGTCCGTAATGGACCGCATCATGCAAAATCACGCTCTTTTTTAATTTCAGCAATGAAATTAGCCGACAGGGTTTCCTGCCGGCTGTTTTTGTTTTTATTTGATTGTTTTGATATTTGGTGAAACTTTACTGTATTTTTTAGTTTTTACATTATTATTCTCGATTTTATTTTCTTTGCTTCTACTCCTTGATAATTTATTTTTAAATGATTTTGATTTTGATATTGATTTTAATAATGATTTGTAAAATTCATTTTTATAATTTTGGTAATTTATCGCATTTTCTTTTAACTTCTTTTTTCGAATTCTAATTATACCATTTTTTTCTTTAGAACCTTGTAGTTTTTTTAAACCTGATCTTGTAAAACGCGGTAATTCAGTTATTTTTATTTTATTATAGTGGTCTTTATTTTCAGACATGTCTTTATTATACCTTTCTACCCTTTCTGCGTTATCGTCAATTGATTCCTGAGTTTCATCAAATCGTTCACCATTAATGAAATTAGAATACTGCCTTTTCCCTCCAATTTTGTAATTTAATGCATTTGATAATGATCGTCTTTTGTTATTATGTTTTCTTTCATGTGCATAAACTGCCTCTGCTTCATTTTGACCTTTAAAAACACTACCTTCTTCACCAAAAAATTTGCTAAGTGCTTTATCATTACCTTGTTTTAATTCTTTAATTGCTGCTTTAATATGGCAACGTACAGACCTGCCGCCATCTTTAAATCTATATGGTTCGCTAAACATTAACATACTACAGAAATTTGTTAAAGCTTGATCCACCATTTTACCTGATGTTGTCATATCTCCAGTTAATGATTGGTTAAACCCATCAATATCTTTTATATTTTCATTATCAAGTATTGATAAATATTTTAGTATTTTTTCTGTGTATTCCAATTTTTTTGTTATATCATTTTTTTCTATTTTTTTTAAAGCATCTATATATTTACACGGGCTACCTAAAACTAAAGAATCGTCTTTTTGCGTTATTAAAATTTTTGCCACTCCGAAAGGTGTTTGCAAAAAGATTTCAAATTTGCCATTATTTTCAAAAATTTTAGAAGCTATATTGCATAATTTTGTTATTACATAATAACTTCCACCTTGTTCTTCAAAATATATTGCTTCTTTTATTTTTTCTAAAGCTGTTTTTTCCATTTAAATCACCTCTTTACTTATAATAAATTTGTATTTTATGACTATAATTAAATAGGAGGTTTTTATGATTAGTTTTAATCTGTTTCGGAAATTGTTTTTATTACCTGTATTGATGTTTTTGTTTTGTAGCGGCGTTTCAGCTTATCATTTATTTATAAACGTAGGTTTATATTATCCGGGTGCAGACGGTACAAAATCTAGGTATTTATCAATATTACAAAAAGACAAAAATAAGGTCATCAAAAAAATATGGTCGCACTCATTTTTATCAAAAAATATAGATTTAAAAATTATAAATAGGTTACACGGGGTAGTTATAAAAGATAATGATCCACTTTATAACAAAATTATTAAATTAGCCTATGAACACTATTACGCAAAGAGTCAAATGGATGATTGGTACGACGATCCTAATCATGATCCTATGGTACCAGTTGATGAAGAATTTGAAAAATTTAGAGTAATGGAAGAAAATTCAGAAAAGGAATTAATCCAAATTATTACAAACCTATAGCTATAATTATCCACATAGTTTGAGAATCCAACCAATTCCCAAACTATACTTATTATACAACAATCTGTTAAAAATGTAAATGTCTAATTATTTATTAATTAAGAAAATAGTCGAAATATATGTAAATTTGTAAGAAGTTCGTCTAGTTATTCTACTGGTTTTTCCTTGCATTTATTTTGACAGTTTTCTGGTAATAAATTTTGGTTCCCCCCTCATACCCCCCTCCACAATCCAGATAGAGTTATAAAAAACTAGCCTAGTCTGGACTATACTCTACTAGACTAAACTATACTGTGTCTTCATTTCCAGTAAATTCCAGCTTCATTTGCGGGCATCGATTTTGTGCAAAATGACAAAAAAGCCGTGATTTATTGTTTTATGGTTGATTTTCTTTATTTTATGTATTATTATATATTAAATTCGAGGTGAGTTTTATGGCAGAAAGAAGAATGATTTCCAAACATATATATGATTCTGACAAATTTTTAGATTTACCTGTAACATCACAGCTTTTATATACTCATCTGATAATAAGAGCAGATGATGATGGATTTATCGGTAATGTTAAAAGAATATTATTGATTACTAAATGTTCGGACGTTGATTTAAAACTTTTAATTTCTGCAGGATATGTAATACCATTTGAAACAGGTGTTATTGTTATAACTGATTGGAATTCATTTAATCGGGTGCCGAAATCAAGATATAGGCCAACACAATTTTTGGATGAGAAAATTTTGTTGAAATCAAATTTTAGTGGTCGTTATATGTTAAAGAGTTGAGGTGAACCATCTGGAAAATTTAATGCCATACAGCCAAGAAGCTGAGCAATCGGTTTTAGGGGCTATATTACTTGACAGTTCATATTTAAATTTAGTGTTAGAAATTTTACCTAATACTGAAGCATTTTATGAACCGAATAATAGATTAATATATGAAACTATGGTTGAAATGTTTTCATCTGGTAAAAAAATTGATTATGTAACAGTTCTTGATAATATTTCGATTGATAGTGCCCAAAAAGAAGAAATGAAGAATTACATGTTAGATATTGTTCAGATAGTGCCTTCGATATCTAACATTGAGAGTTATTCAAAGATAATTCGTGATAAATACGAACTTAGAAATTTAATTTCTTTAGCAAAGGACGTTCTTCAAGAATCCACAGTAAATGGTGACAGTGAAAAGCTACTTGAATTTACTGAAGAAAGGTTAAATGATATTAGAATGAAAAAAAGTAAAGAAGCTATTATAAGTTTAAAAGACATTTTAGTTGATGAATTTGAAAAGCTTGGAAAATTGAATTCCGAAGATTGTGATGAAATTTTAGGGTTATCGACAGGGTATAATGATTTAGATTTTGTGATAACAGGTTTAAACAAGAGTGATTTAATTTTATTAGCAGCTCGTCCGGGTATGGGCAAGACAAGTTTTGCATTGAACATAGCTAAATATGTTTCGGAAAAATCTAAAACTGTGGTATTTAGTTTAGAGATGGGCAAAGAACAGCTAGCAGCAAGGCTTTTAAGTATGGCAGGCAAAATTGCTGGTAATAAGCTTCGGCGTGGTAAATTAAACGATGATGAGTGGAAGAGGCTTATAAAAGCTTCTGATGGTTATTCAAATTCAAATTTATACATTGACGATACAGCATGCATAACGGTAAATGAGATGAAAGCGAGGGTAAGGAGGCTTGGAGATGTATCTTTGGTAATAATTGATTATCTCCAATTAATATCGAGCAGCAGGAGAGTTAGCAATAGGGTACAAGAAATATCGGAAATAACTAGGGAATTAAAGATAATGGCAAAGGAGTTAAATATTCCGATAATATGTTTATCGCAGTTATCGAGGGCTAGTGAGCAACGACTTGACCACAGACCGATGCTTTCTGATTTAAGAGATTCCGGGTCGATAGAGCAGGATGCTGATATAGTTATGATGTTATATCGAGAAAGGTATTATAAGCCTTTAGATGACAGGATAGACCCGAATGAATGTGAATGTATAATAGCAAAGAATCGCCATGGGGAAACGAATACGATAATTTTCAATTGGGAACCTGAATATACAAAATTTACGCCAATGGCTAGTTGATTTTTATTTGCTACCGAATATAATAGTAGCAGTAGGGACTTTTGCATCAGTCTTTATGAATTATAGTAATGTTTATTTTGGAATTTACAGCTTCGATTTTTATATCTGGCTGTTTTTTCTTTTTAAACACTCGAACAATCCATGTAATAAGACGAGCAAATATCTTCATTTTATCACCCCCTAAACGCAAACAAATTTAAAGTCTGCCCGTTGGGGATGTTTTCATAAAGACTTGTCCCTACTGCCAATTTAATTATATAATCTCAATTAAAATTTTCAATGTATAGGTTTCACAAGCATATTAACAGTATCGTAAAAATTATTTATTTGTTTATAAACATAAGGAGCTGAGATAGACATATCACTAGCAATTTTATCTACCTTTTCATTGTTTACAAAATAAGCTTCAAATATTTTTGACAAATCAGAATCAGGATTTGAATTTATTGAATTTATAATAGCATTCTTAATAGATTTAATAGATTCAAGACGTTGTTTTAATACTTCTTGATGTTCTCTAATATTTTTAACATCATCAACGAAATTTACGAAAGTAGAGTCTTGATGTTTTTTTTGGGAGTGGATATCTGATAAAGATGGTTTTGAAACAGTGGCAGAAGCAACATCATTTATCTCTGATTGAGAAATAGCCAGAGCAATATTTATTTTAGAAATTTCAGAATCAATTTGTTTCATATTTCTGAATCCAAGTAATGTTTTCATATCAATCAACTCCAAATAATCGAAAATCGTAGTTATATTTTTACATATTTTGTTGACGAAGTAAAGGGTATTTTGTATAATCTTACGATAAAGGCGGCCTTTTTGTCGTTTTTAATTTTTAAATGGAGGTGCTTTATATGATTGATTGGATATGTTGGGTATTTTCGATAGTCAATGTTATAGGTACACTTCTGAATATTCGTAAGATGTACTTATGTTTTTTCATTTGGTCGGTATGCAATGTATTTTGGCTTTATCTGGATATAGTTACAGGTCAATACGCAAGGATAATATTGGATGTGATTAATCTGGCTACGTCTTTATACGGAGCATATAGTTGGTACAAAGATTCTAAAAAAAGCAGAATAAAGGCTGACTATTCACGTGAAAATGATGAAGGTGATGATAACATGTCTGACATTTGCAAAGAATTAAATATTATTGAATCATATTCATATTTTTTAGAAAAAGATATTGACAGTTGTATTAACAACTTTAACCATCAAGAATACAATGAGGCTGTTGGCGATTTGGTAATGATTAAAGAGCATTCAAGCAAATTAAGAAAAAGAGCAAGAGAGAGTTTAAAAAGGCTAATGGATTCATGTAAAGAAGATTTTTGATTGAAAATTTAGAATAAAAATATATAATTAAATTAGCGTAACTTGGGAGTACGGGTTTATTGCTTCTTATCTGATTTTCTTAATCAGGAAATGAGGTGATAAAATGTTAGATTTGATACTTAAAATTCTGGAAATTATACTTTTAATTCTCCAAATTAAAAATAACAAAAATAACAACCGTACTGACAATACGGTTGTAATTATTATTATACAATAGTTATGAACCCGTAACTGAGTTACGCTACTATTATATTCGGGAGCAAATAAAAAATCAAGCAGCCGTACAGAGAATACGGCAGTTTATCAAAAAAGTGTTAAATAAAATCTGATAAACCCGTTACCAGGTTACGCTACTATTATATTCACCAAAAATAAAAAAATCAAATTAAGTGTATATGGTTGTCTAAAGCATTTTCAATTTCTTTGGATGTGATGCCTATGTATCTTTGAGTAATAGCTGCTGAACTGTGTTGGAGAAGTTTCTGAACTAAAACTATGTTGTAATTGTTATTTTGATAGATTTCAGTAGCAAAGAATTTCCTGAAACTATGAGTACTTATATTCTTGAGCCCTAGATAGTTAATTACTTTACTTATATATGTTTGGATATTCCTAACTTTTATCTTAAATATTTTCTCATTTTCTTTTATATTATTTTTCATACAATAAATTTGAATATATTGATAGATTGGTAAAGGCACTGTGAAGAATCTTTTTTTTGAGGTTTTCTTTTCTGTGATGTCGAGCCTATATCTATCTCCGTCTTTTACGATGTCGGAAAATTTAAGATTGAGTATATCGCTTATTCTGAGCCCTAGATTAGCTTCCAGAACAAGACATGTGGCTATAGTTTCATTTGGCCTGAAAAAAGCTGAACCTGTTTTCATGATATTTATTATGTTTTCGTATTGTTCTTTTGTAATAGCAAGAGTTTTTTTATTAGCCATTTTTCTCCTTTAAAATTGCGTATTTAATTATATATCATTGCGTATTATAACATATAAATACAGAATAATCAAGAGAATTTTTGAAGTTCAAGAAAAAATATTGCGTTAAAGACCTCTTTAACGCAAATAAACTACCGATTATTCATCGGTAGGTGATATTAAGAAAAAAAAGAAGTGAGTTATTAATGAAAAAAAGACTAAAAAGGCCGAAAATAAAAAATCGAGCCCACCTTTTTTAAAGGCTATTATTATTATACAATATAACTAAATTTAATCAATGGATTATATAAAAATAGTAAGAAGTGTATAAAAATATATAAAAAAATGTATTGCAAAAGCAATTGCATATGCTATAATAATAATATGGATAAGATTACTAAAAATAATATTAAAATTGATAAAAAAATATTTGAAAAATTTTCTAAGATAGGTAAGTTAATACCTATTGAAGTTTTGACTGGATTTTTTAAATGTACACTTGCACAGCTCCAAACGTTTTGTAAACAAACTTATGGGTGTAGTTTATACGAAAAGATAAAAACTTCTGGCAAAACTTTAAAAAAAATACCTGCTTTCAATGAAGAAAACTTTGAATTATTTACATTAGCCAATCAGGTATCTATTTTAGCTGACCAAAAAACTTATTGTATTGATAAGTACGTTGATTTCTTCAGTATGGGCGCACCTGATATCATTGAGGATGCGTGTAAAGAAAAATTTGCAGGTCGTACATTTAGGCAATCAGTTGATTCTTGCATATATTATGACCGTATGAATATTTACGAGAATCTTAGAATCAGACGTAATGAATCGCCAAACTTACTTAAACACATGGCAGAATGTTGTTTGGAATTAAGAGTTATGGCTAATGAAAACGTCGAAGAAATGTTTAAAGCCAATGCTTATGTCGCTTTAAATAAATTCTGGGATACAGGTAAGCCAAGCAAGAAAGATAAAGACAAAGAAGACAAGAGTGGATAATGGAAGAATTTAAATTTTCTCCAAAACAACTTGAGTTTTTGGAAGATGTAAGACATCATAAGTTAAAATTCCAAAACATTCTTGAGGGCAGCGTACGTTCGGGTAAAACGTACGTTTCTTTATTTGCATGGCTTCAACTTGTAGGCATTGCTCCTAAAGGTATGGATTTTTTAATGGTCGGCAAAACCGTTACATCTCTTAAACGTAACTGTTTAAACTGTTTGTCTTATATGGCTGAGGGGCTTTTCCATTATTCCATAACCAGAAAAGAAGCAAGCTTTCTAGACCATAAAATATATTTAGAGGGGGTTAATGATGTAAGAGCTGAAAACAAAATACGTGGTATGACATTAATGGGGGCATATTGCGATGAGGTAACTTTATTTACTGAAGACTTCTATAATATGCTTTTAACACGTTTAACTTCCAAAGGAGCTTTTTTATTAGCCACGACAAACCCTGACACACCATCACATTGGCTTAAAAAAGACTTCATCGATAAAAAGGATTCCAAAAGTGTTGCTGTGTATCACTTCAATTTAGAAGACAACACAGCTTTATCTCCTCAGATTATAAACACTTTAAAATCCCAGTTCACGGGGGTGTTTTATGATAGGTTTATTCTTGGCAAGTGGGTATCTGCTGAGGGACTTATTTATGCTTATTTTGCTAACAATAAAAACAAGTTTCTTTTTGAGCGTATTGATATATTTGATATTGCCGCTGTTCATTTTGGGCTTGATTATGGTGCTTCCAAAAGCACGACCGCTATTATATGCATTGGCATTGGTCGAAATTATAATTGTATGTATGTGCTTGATGAGTTAGTTATCAATGGCGTTAATTCTCCTGAAGAGATGTATGAAAGATTTTATGAATTCTATTTAAAAGTTTCTAATGAATATGGGTTTGTAAGAAGTATTGTAGCTGACTGGGGCGGCCTCGGTCAGGTTATAACCAAAGGGCTTAAAAGATTTTGCCTACAGAAAAATATTCAAATTTCTGTAGAAGATTGTTACAAATACAAAATTAATAACAGAATTTCATTTACTTGCAGTATGCTGGCAACTCATAGAATTAAAATCCATAAGCGTTGTAAAAATTTTATAGAATCTTTAGAAAGCGCTATATGGGACCCAAACAAAGAAGATACAAGACTTGATGATGGTACGTTTAATGTAGACGTACTTGATGCTTTTGAATATGCTTTCGCAAATTATCTGACTATATTTGAACAGATAATGACAGAAGAATTAAGGCCTGAGCCTAAGAAACGAATGCTTGTTATTTGAATAGAGGTAATTATGACACTAGAAGATTTTTTTAAACAAATAGGATATGACATCGGCAATTTAAAGAAAGGGCAAGAAACCATTAAAAATTATATGAACTGGTATAATGGTTATATTGAAGGATTCCATAAATACTACGTTTACAATGGTGAGCAAAAAGTTTACAGAAACCGTTATTCTTTAAACATTGCCAAAATGATATGTGAAAATTTTGCCGATTTAACATTTGAAAATA